ATCCCAATTCTTAGCTTTCTTACGATCTGCTTCTTGAAGCTCGTAGCACAGGCTAATTGTCAAAGAGTACATAGCTGAGATTTCTTTGATCTCAGACTTCTTAATTTTACCTGCCAAGATGTCTTCTGGCTTAGGCATCTGTTTAGCAACCTTGCGGTGAGCCATAAACTTAACAGCAAGTCCTTCACCAACTGCACCTGCAATCAAATCAGTCAATGTATTATCTGGAACGTCATCTTCTTCCAGCAACTCGCTGACAAACATCCAAGAACGGGGAGTAGCAAATGCCTTGCTAGAGCTCTTTGGATCAAAGTCATACAAGTCTTGTTTAGCAAAACCCAAATAACCTACAACCTGTTCGTGAACACGATTAGTAACAGCCCACTGGTGCCAATCTTCAAAATCGCAACGGAGTTCAACGTGCAAGAAGCGATTGGCCAACGGAGCAGGCATACGATAAGTTACGCCTTTATCACCTTCACGGTTGCCGGCGGCAACAATACTAACACCTTTTGGCAGTACATAAGTACCAACACGGCGATTAAGCACCAACTGAAAAGCCGCCGCCTGTGTAGCAGGAGCCGCAGAGTTCAACTCATCTAAGAACAAGATAGCAGTAGACTCTGGATCAGTGGGCAATTCTGCAGGAGGAGCCCAAGTCATTGTATTGGACGTAGAATTGTAATAAGGAATACCTTTAATGTCGGTAGGTTCCCACAAGCTCAAACGAACGTCAATAACTTCACGCTCTTGCTCATTACCGATTTGTTTAACGATATCGGATTTACCAATACCAGGGGGACCCCACATGAACACAGGGCGTTGTTTTTTGATACACTTGCGAATAGCCGCTTTGGCTTCGTTAGGGCTAACAGTGCGATTAGCTGACATTTTTTCTGACATAATCTACTTTCTTTAAAAAACTGTTGAAGCTGTATTTTTTACAGTACGTTAATTATAGCAAAGATCTTGTCTCTTGTCAAGTGTTTTTTAGTTTTTCTGTAAATCTTTCTCTAGCTCTTTGAAACTTTGCAATGTTGCCAGAAAACAACACTAATTGTACTGCCATCTTTTCTCCAAATACCCAAATACGTTTATTGTTTAAGTAAAATGGGCAGTCCATATTTTGGTCAATCCAAATGGCTAATTTATTGGTAAAGAAAATGGGTTCGTCAAATCTAATCTCATAGCATTTGATATCTGCTTGTTGCAGACATTCAAACCCTTGCTCAGTAAGTCTGAGCCCGCCTTTTTCTTTTTTTCTTGGGTTTACCCACCAAATTGGGATAGTTTGTTTAATCCGCTTTTCATCTGCTACAAGCCCTTTGGCTTCTAGAACGATTTTGGTTATTTCATGCTTCGGATTCATTTATGACTTTTTCGCCGGTGGTTAATTTATAAACGGCAAAGTCAGCGGTATTGAATAGCTTGTTTAATTTTTCAGCTAGATTGAATGCATGACCGCTGTTTGAAAAACTAACTTTTTTGTATTTTGGACCTAGTTGTTGTGCAACTACACTGGTAGTTTTGAGATTAATTGGTTTGTCTTCGTAAAAAACTGCCCAGATAGCTTCAGACTCTAAAACTTGGTCAGTTTTATAGGATTTTTTATTAGTTATTTCTAACAAAACTTTAGGTTTAGGCCTGCTCATAATATACGTATCTCCGAAAAGTGCGTATATATTTAGCAGGTTTTAGAATTTACCACCGTCTACTTTTATCTCAATCTTGTCTGGGAATTGATTTTCTGACAGCATTTGATCTAAGTTTCCACTTAACCGTGTCATTACAATACTAAGACTGTTCTGCAAATCTGTGGCTTCTTTTATAGTTAAAGTTAGACTTTTTTGATTGCTTTTGATGGCAATTCTGGTCTTTTCTAAGAAGTCTTCTATGGGTAATGTATTGAGTTGTTTCATGTTTTGTTAACAGTATTAAGCATAGCCTTCATTTCGATCTCTGTTTTATAAGGACCGTAAAATGGATACCGTTCTAATGTAATTAGTTTAGGACAAAAACTCTTAACCCAACCTTTGCGGAACTTGATTACATAGTATCCTGCACAATATTGACTCTTGCTTTTGGCACTCTTAGCAAATAAAGGCAATTTCTTTTTAACATTATAAACTGCTTCGTAAGGTTTTGAACTACATGGAAATTCGTAGATTTTATAACTAACAGGTTCTATTTCAAACTTAGCAGTTTTCTTACCTTCAGCAAGAGTAAATCCAAACTCATCAGTAAGTGCTTTGAGATCTTTAAAATTAATCTTCTGTCCTCTCCTAAAAAATTCATAACCTTTTTTTAGTTTTGCTACCGAACCTATTTTTTGTCCATGGTCTTCAATGATCCATTCTTTATTTGGTATTACTACCTTTGATATAAAATTCATGCTATATACCTTGCATTAAGTGGGTCAGCATAACTTTGCACCTGCTCGCTAATTTTCTGTAGGTCAAACTCTGCACAGAATTTTAACAAACGAATTCCAACCTGGGGAATATTTTTATCTGCGGTAGTTGCTGTATTAATAGTTTCTTTAATTAACTCTTTAATATTGTTGGGTTGTGCTGTAAGATCGCAAAGTTGTACATTACGAGTGTAGTCATCTAATACACGATGCTCGGCACCTTCGTGGTCAGTCCAACGCTGAAGCATCATGTTGTTCCAATTATATCCGCGACTTTCGCGATCGGCAAAGGCTTCACGGAGACCAACCTTATTCTTTGTCCCCTTCTCACGTACTCCCGGATAAGCAGAGAAGATGTTGTCGGAGGTGTCGCCACGCATACACTTCTCAAAGAGTAACCATGCAGGGTCCGGTGCGCCCTTTGCTTCACCAGTCTTTTTATCTTTAACAGGCTTACCCTTTTCATCAAAGTACCCCTCATGTGTAGTTGTAATTTGCATCACACCGTTATACTGTTTCACGTTAGGTGCAATGAGTTGTGCAAAGTCGCCATCTGTCGAAATAATTACATGGCTGTCGTTTGGATGGCTTTGAATAAAACCCGCAATCAAATCGTCTGCTTCTAACTGCGGATGTTGTAAAACTGTTGTATTTGTTTTATTAATAACAAAGTCTTTAAACTGATCAAACGTTTCCCAAAACACACGATCTTCTTCTGCTTCTCTTGGACTCTGTGCCGCACGAGCTTCTGTGCGTTGACGCTTGTAAGGAGCATAAAAGTCCTTGCGCCAGCTACGCCCCTCTAAGAAGAAGATAACATGGTCACCGTTAAAGTCGCGCCATGCTTTACGGACACTGCCTAAAACTGTAGCAAGGCTCATACCTACTTTGTCTTCTAGACTTCCACGAACTACGTGTCGTGCTCTAAAAAATGTGTTCGCCGTATCTACTAAAATATATGTCTTAGACATTAAGAAACCTCTGTTCTACCATCACCTAAATTGTTTACATTAATATAACCGGCTGTACGCTGATTCATATTAACACCTGATTCGCCACCGACGTTTCTGCATAGTTCACCAAACCATGAGTCGACGATCATTTCTTCTGTATCGCCTTTGTAGCCTGCTTCTTTTAATTGTAACACAAAATACTCATTCCAGTCAAGTTCAAAAAAACCATTCTTAATGTTGTCTTTGTTTACATGGGTGTCTAATACTTGCACCCACGGCTCTTTCTTTTCTGTAGCTACTTGTTTTGGAGTTAACTTAGCAATGCGTTCTGCTTCAATTGCTTTTTCTGCCGCTAACTGAGATGCTACTTTTTGACGAATAGCTTCTTCTGTCTCGGCTTCAATTTTATCTATGCCAAATAATTTTTTAATAAATTTGTTCATATCTTTTTCCAATCAATTTGTTTCCACATCATAAACACATCTATGTCCATCGGCCAATAAACTTTATAAAAACTATAAGTTAATTTTTTAGGAATTTTATAATATTGTAAATTTAATACAACATTTCTTATTCTAAGACCGATTGTTATTTCATGTTTGTCAGTAATTTTATAAAATGTAAAATATTTAGATTTCATATTAAGTACCCCACTCATTTTTAAATAAAGGAACTTGTAGTCGATCACTATAACGAAGACCGTGTTTCATAGCCGCTAATGCCACTGCTTTATTGTTTAGAGCATACACACTTTCTACGCCACCGACTGGCATCAAATATACAGGACCTTGAAATCCAGCATCTCTATATTCCTGTGTAGCCTTTAATGCGTCTTGGATGTCTTCTTCTGTTGCCACTACAAACTTCAAATATACATAACCATAGTTTTCATAGTCAACGACTACTTTAGGTTTAATAGCATCCTTCCAGGGTTCACCTGCCGCCGGCAGTTTAGCACTTACACTAAATGTAATTTCTCTCTCATCACTGCCAAACGTCCAGTCTGTTAGATATTCTTTAAACTTTTCAGTCAATCGCATTGTGCCGTTAGTTTCAAAAGTAATCTCTTTCAAACCTTTCATACAAGATTGATTCAACAAATCTGGGTAAGCCTTTTGCCATCCTAGCAAAGGCTCACCACCTGTAATAACAAGATGCTCATCACGCCATTCTTTAAACGGCAATGTTGCTACGATGTCTTTAGCAAGACCGTCAACTTCGATCATTGGGCTTAGATCTTTAAATGCAGGATGCCAACTTGCATAACTGTCACAGCCAGTACTGACTAACGGCAGTGATTTGTATTCTGTAAATGGGGTAATCATTGTATGTTGTGCCGCAATGTCTGTTGCTTCGTGACTTAACTCACCTCTGGGCATACCAAAACCTTGACAGGTAAAATTGCAGCCATATGTGCGTAGAAAAACGGAAGGCACACCCATAAAGCGCCCTTCACCTTGAATGGAATAGAATAACTCCGATACTTTAATTTTGTTCATTTGTTGTTCCTAGGAAGTACTTAAATATATTATACACTTTTATTTAGATTTGTCAACAACATAAGGTAACAAATGAGTAATTTAAAAACAACCATTAATTGGATGCTTCACGATTATTGCACATCAGAATGTAGTTATTGTCCAACTCGACTGCGTGGCGGCGAACAACCGAGGGGAATACTCGATTACATGAAAATAACTCAAACACTAATCGATCATTATGATTTATTGGGTAGAACTATTAATTGGACATTTAACGGTGGTGAACCATTGGACATGTTTGATTTTCCTATGATGTTAAAGTTATGTAAAGAACGAGGTGGTACTATTGATCTTACTACTAACGGTGGAAAACTTTG